CCCTAGAATCGCGCCTGAGCGACGATCGCTTCGGGCTCGGGGTAGGGCCGATGGTAGGCGTACCGGCTCTCTGGCGCCACTGAGCGCCCGTACAGCGCGGCATGGGGAGCGAGTAGTACGGCAGGGGAGGTCTCGAGGGAACGGCGGAGAGGCCGTGAGCGGACGTTGGGGGTAGGAAGTCGAGGGCGATCGGGAGGATGCGGGGCCGAGGCCGGGGATCGGGAGACCACCTCGACGAGCCGCCGGCCCGGCCCCGCTGCTTCGAATCCTACCGGCCGACGGCGAGCTCCGGGAGGCTGTAGGGGCAGGGACGACGAACGGTCGCCATCAGTTGCCCGCCTTCCGTATCTCGTCCAGACGCTCCCGCAGGAGGACCGTCGTCTCTCCGTGCCGGACCCCGCCGGCCGGGGCAGCCTGGGCGGGCGAGCCCTTCGACCTCTGCTTCTTCGCCTCCCGGTTGCCGAGGACGGTATCGAGGGCGTGGTCGGCGAAGTACCCGTAGCCAGCGGCGATGATCGGATCGACCGCTCCGGCGTAGAACAGGGTCACGAGGAAGGCCCCGAGAGCGCCGGCCGAGGACAGGGCGAGACGGTAGGGGCGGAGCCGGGTGAACTCGACGAGGGAGACGCGCTCTCCGGTACGGGCGGAGATGTCGTACAGGTTCTTGAGGACGTGGACGACGAGGCCGACGGCGAGGCCGATCAGGGCGACGAGAGCTTCTTCTGTCCGGAGCGCGTCGAGCATCGGAGCGGCCTCGGCAGGGCGGCGACCCCATTCTCCCGTGACTAGGGCCCGGAGGCAATGCCATATTTCTACCCGATAGGGTAGACAGGGCGTACCCGAAGGGGTATCTTCACCCTATCGAAACGCGGGCGCTGCCCGATCACCACCGCCAAGGAGGCGACCATGACCAGCACCGACCCGAACATCCTCGCGGCCTACTGGATCGGAACCGACTATCTCCGCGCAGCCGAGCGCGGGGCTTATCGTAACCGGCCGCAACCTAGCCGCTACACGACTTGGATGGCGTTGCACGCGGCCCACTGCCTCATCCACGTCGACGCTCTGATGAATTAGTGATCTAGTCCGGGCGTCCTACGGGGCGCCCTGACGGGCTCACTAACCGAGCCACCACCGAAGGAGACCACCATGCAACAGTTCACCTACAGCTTTGTCCTCGACGACTGGCAGATTGCAACGCGCACGGTCTCGGCAAAGTCCGAAAAGCAGGCGCGGGACAAGATTCGGGCGCAAATCAAGCGGCAGGGCAAGTTCAAGAAAGCAACCTCGTTCATCCGGCAGCATTGACCCCCCGAAGGAGAACACCATGCGAGACCACATGCATTTCATCGTCATCGACAGCCGCGCGCGGGCAACCGCCGCTTTCGAACACCCCGAGGACGCCGCAGTCCTGCTCGCCGCCGGCAGGCACGACTGCCTCGCCATCTACGTCCCCGCGCAGGGCGAGGACGCGGCCTATACGGTCTGGAGCCGGGGCAAGGACGGCGAGACGGTCGATCCGGCCGAGTCCTTCGATCACTTCGCAGACTTCGTCTACGAGCGCGCTCGGGAAGTCCTCAACCGTCGGCTGCAGGAGGTCGACGCGAAGCGGGAGGCCCTGTTCGCGAAGGGGGCGAGCCTCCGGGCGCAGCGGGACTCGCTCCCGGCCCCGAACGTCGACGACTGACCCTCTCCCCTTCACTCCCACCAGCGGCGGGGCCTTCGGGCCCCGTCGTCGTGTGCGCGGCCGGCCTTCCGATCCGCGGCCTCCTGCGCCTGCTTCACGCCGCTGTGGCACGACGCGCAGAGCGGCTGCAGGTTCGACCGGACGAGGCGGAGGTCTGGGCGCTCGCGAAGCGGGACGATGTGGTCGACGAGGGTCGCCGGGGTCGTCCTCCCCTCCCGCGCGCAGAGCCGGCAGAGCGGTTCGTCCGCCCGCACGGCGCGGGATAGGCGCTGCCACGTCCGATCGTACCCCCGGGCGGTCGCGGAGCCTCGGCGGGTCTCCTGAGCCTTCTCGTAGGCCTTCTCGTGCGCGGGGCAGCGGTTCGACCGGGTCAGGGCGCCGCACCCGGGCTCGGCGCAGGGCTGCGGCGGTCTCGAGTGGCCCGGGGCCGACGAGAGCGGCGTCACCCGTCCCCCTTGCTCCGGTAGTGCTTCATCGTCTTTTCGGCGCTCCGGCCGATGACGTAGCCCCCGAGGCCGATCTTCACGATGTCCAGGAGGCCGACGATCTGCGCTTCTGACAGGTTCGGGGCCGTGAACCCGAGCCAGTGCGCCCCAATCAGGCCGACGAAGGAGAGCATCGTCACCGGGCGCCAGTTCCGCTGGAGCCACGACTCGCCCTGCGCCTCGGCCGTGATGATCCCGGCGCGCGTGGCCAGGCTCGCGAGCTCCCCGGTCTGCGCCATCCGGTAGAGCTCACGCTCGCCCTCCGCCCGGGCCTCCGGGTCGGGGAACAGGCGCTCCAGAATCGACTTGCCGAGGTTCAGGCCGGCGGTGATCGGGTCCGCTGCCATCAGACGAAGCGGCCGATCAGGAAGCCGGCAAGGCCGACGACGAAGGCGAAGACGGCCGCGTCGGCCGGGTTGTCGCGCGCCCACCGGAGCGCGTCGTAGCGGGAGTCCCGGAGGACACGTCGAGCGTGGTCGAGTTCTTCTCGCATGGCGTCACCTCGATGTTGGAGCGCCGGGGTCGGACTCAAACCGCCTTCCTTCCGCGTGGACCGCGAACGCCTCGATGCTTCGGCCTCCGGCGCGCGAGACAAGTCTAGGCCTCGGCGGCGCCGGATGCCACTCCGCGCGCCCGGCCCGGGTAGGGCTGCCGCATGGGCTCGACCTTTGCCCGGATCGCGTCGTCGAGAGGCATCAGGTAGCGGTGCTTGCCGGGGCAGATTCGCGTCGGAGAGGACTCGGTCATCTGGTGGAAGGCGCCCCGCATGTGCGTCCACTTCCCTCGGACGTAGACCTCCGTGGTCTCGCCGCTCGTCCCAGTATAGACCCAGTTCCCGGCCTGATAGATGCCGCCGTGGTGCCCCTGCATCGGGTCGGCGAACGAGACGATCAGGCGGAGGCCGGGGTTGGACTTGCGGAGGAACCGGATGGCCAGGGCGACGATCCGGGTGACGGGCGCGGCGTGGTCTCGAAGCGCGACCCGCACCAACTCGCAGCCCTCGGACTGCTGCAGTTCGTACTTCCGGAGCAGGAAGGGCGAGGCGCCCCGGCCGAAGATCACGACGCCGATGAAGCGCCCGTCCTCCCATGCCCCGATCTTCACGAGCTTTCCGGCCGGCAGGCATCCGGAGTAGTGCCAGCGCTTGCACGCGAAGCGAGCCGCATCGACGCCGGCCCAATCGACGCGGAGGTCAGTCTTGCGCGCGGAGGTCATAGACTTCCCCGCAGTGCGGACACGTCGTGTACTTCGGCTCCAGCGAGTCGAGCTTGCCCTGCTCGCCTTGCGATCCCGGCGAGAAGTTCGGCTCCGCGACGAGTTCCGCGAGCTCGGCGTCAGAGAAGCCGAGCAGGCCGAGATTCAGGTCGCTCGCGCTGATCGCCGCGAGTTCGGCCGCGAGGACTTCCTCGTCCCATCCGGCGTTCATCGGCAGTTTGTTGTCCAGGATCGACAGCGCGCGCCGACGGTTCTCGTCGAGGTCTTCGATCACCAGCACCGGGACGGTCTCGAGGCCGAGCGACTGAGCAGCAGCGAGGCGCCCGTGGCCCGCGACGAGCGTGTACCCCTCGTCAACGATCAGGGGATTCGTCCACCCGAACTCGACGATGCTCGCGGCGATCTGGTCGACCTGTTCGTCGGAGTGGGTCCGGGCGTTGTTCTCGTACTCGGTCAGCTTGTCGATCGGGATCGACTGGATGCTGCGGATCGCGGGGGCGGTCTGCGTCACGGGTGGTCTCCGGAGAAGTGCCGGTAAGCGGCCACGAACTCGTCCTCCGTTCCGTGGTCCGGGTTGGCGTTGTAGTGGGTGTCCCAGTAACGCGCGAACCCGCGAATGTCGCCCATCTCGGGGAGGGCTTCGGTGACGCGCCAGTACTTCACGCGCATCATCGCGACGGCGTAGGCGAGGTCGGTCGCGAGGAGCCAGTCGGCCGGGACGCGCTCCATCCGGCCGTCGCCGGAGCGGACCATCTGACCATCCGCCCAGGCTGCCGGCGGCACCATCGCCGCGACCCGATCGCCGATCAGATTGGTTTCGGGGTCGTCGTCGTCCCGGAACCGGAGGAAGTTCGCCCAGTTGTCCCGGTGCGTCGCCGGCTCGACCTGAGCGATCCCGAGGGCGGGACCGCCGCCGATCTGCGCGAGGTAGTACCCGCCGCGGCTCTCGTGCGCGATCGTCCCGAAGCAGAGTTGCGCCGCAGCGACCGAGTGCATCCCGAGGTGAAGCAGGGTCGGGCGAATGACGAATCGGTGCAGGTGGTCTCGAGCGATCATATCCACCCCATCAGTTTCGCGACCGCGGCGACCGCAGAGACGACCGCGGCGCCTGCGACGACGATCGACGTCCCCTTCGTCCACCGCTTCCGGGCCGCTTCCTGCTCGTGCTCCTTCGCGTCGTCGGCGGCGTAGCGGGCGCTCAGGAGGCCGCTCACATGCGCGACGTCGCGGCGGACCTCCGTGAACCCTTGAGTCATCTGCTCGCGGACGCGGGCGTCTCGTTCCGCCTGCGCGTTCGTATGGTCACGGAAGGTCGTCTCCATCGTTGTCATGCGGCTGTCCAGCTTCGCCGTAGCCTTGTCGACGTGCGCGACGCGATCGGTCAGGCGCCGGAACTCGTCGTCGGAAATCGGTGGTGGCACTTTGACTTTACTCCCGCGGCCTCGTCCGCGCATCCAGCACGGCCCGCCAGAGTATGAACGGCGCGATGGTCGTCAGTCACGCGGGCGCAACTTCTCCGCCGCGTTCGCCCGGGCGCGGTAGCGATCACGAATGGCGCGGAGGTCGTCGTGCCGGTAGCGCGGCGCCGGGTGCGGCTGCTCCAGCCGGCGAACGCGAGCCTCCCCGATCCGCTTGACCAGGCCGGCGCGGTGCTTCTTCCGGGTCGTCCCGTTCATGCGGTTGCAACCCTTGCACTGCCGGTGGACGTTGTCCTCGTCGAACCGTAGCTCCGGATGCGCCCCGACCGTCAGGTAGTGCCCGGCGTCCCACGACCCGCCGAAGGCGAGGCCGTCCGACTCGATCACCGACTCGGGGCGACCGCAGGAGATACAGGGCTGCTGATCGGCACGATCCCGAGCGCGGACGTAGCGGTTGAACTCGCGCTGCGCCTCTTTCGTCAGGTCGTCGATCGTCTTCCGAGCCTCCCGGTGCGCCCGTAGCTCTCGGCGGTGCTGCTGCCGGAGTTTCTTCGCGTCGCGCTTCTCCTTCCGCTCGGTCTCGAGGCGGACGAGCGCGAGCGAGCAGTCAGGAGAGCAGGCCTTCTGAAACGACGACCGCGGCGCGAAGGTCGTCTCGCACCCCGGCCGGCGACACTTCTTTGGCTTCGGTGCCTTACGCTTCGCGGTCTTCTTCATCGTTCTCGATCGTCTCCCCGCTCGACTCGGCGACAGTCTGCCCGAACAAGTCCGCCTGTTCCGGCGCCGGCCAGGGCCCGCCGAGCATGTACTCGCCGAGCTCCGCCCACAGACTCGCAAGCGGACGTCGCGGCGCTACCACGCGCCGTTTCCCCCGGTCCGTCCGAGGATCGAGTCGACCATCTTCGCGACTTCCTCGGGCGGCGTGTCGGTCCAGTAGTTGTCGCAGACGTAGTGCGCGAACCCCGCCATGACCTCGGCAAACTCACCCTCGTCCATGCTCTCGAAGGACAGGGACTTTGGAATCCGCGAGACGTACATGCCGTGACCAGGGATGCGGTGCCCTACCTCGTCGCAGCCGATCCCGGACTCGATCTGGATGCGCTTGAGCAGGGTGTGCGGGTCGACGTTCGCGAACTCGTCGAGCGATTCGGTCAGCAGGTTGGCGAAGGCGTGTGCCTTTCGATGCTGCGTCGGGTCGCGCGGCTTCTTCACTTCGACGAAGACCTCATCACCGACGTGGTAGCCCTTCGCTCGGAGGCGGGCCTTGGCTAGATCGTCAGCAGGGACGAGCGCCCCTCGCTGGACAACCATCCGGATACGCTCCGGCCGGCGCTTCGGTTTCTTCATCCGGCCTCCGTCGTGATCAGGGTCAGGGCATCGGCGACGACCCGGGCGCGACGTTCGCGACGGTCTCGAGCCTCGCGCTCCCGAATCTGCCGCGGCGTCGGCGGCGCCGGTCCGAGCATCCCCCGCATTCGGGCAAGATGCTGCTGCGCGACTTCCGGCGAGGCCGGAGACTCGGGGAGTTGCCGCTCTCGCGGGATCGCGCGCGGCTTCGCTGCGAGGGCCCGCTCCCGGAACTGCGCCGGGGTCGGAGGCCACGACTCGGTCCAGTCGCAGAGCATCGCCCGGACGCCGGCCTTCAACTGAGCCGGAGTGAGGCCTACCAACGCGGCGGACCAGACCCCAGAGTCGTCCGTCTCCCCGTAGCTCGACGTCCAGCGGTGCGCGAAGATGTTCGCCATCTGGACGTACAGCCATTCGACCGCAGCGTCCCGAGGGCGGTTATCGGCGATTCGCTCGCGCGACTCGTTGCCCCGGAGTGAGACCTCGATCGCCGCGGCCCGCGTCGGCCCCGTCGTTACCCGTTCGCCAGTCATCATTCCACCGCTCCCCGTTCAGGTACGTCCCCGGATGGGGGATCGTCCGTCGCGTCTGCCACAGAGGGTCCAAGTCCTTCCGGTCGGCGACGTCCGCCAGTATACGCTCGACCGTTCCCCGATCGGGTTTCAGTCGTGACCAGGCCCGACGAGCAGCGGGCTTGGCCTCCTTCCGCGGGTAGGCGTCCCAGAAGCGATCGAAGTCGGTCTCGTCGACGAAGGTCTCGCCGAGCAAGCCGAGCAGTTCGTCCGCGCACTCGGTCGCGGTTCGAAGTAGATCGCCCTCGCGTTTCCATCGTTCGGCGAGTTCGATCAATTCGGTTCGTTCCATGGTGGTCTCCTTGATCTAGACGAACCTGTCCCCTTTCCCCCGCGGAGAGAACTTCCGCGCTGGCCAGGATGCGGAGCCGCCGCGTTCGCCTGACCAGAGCCGCGCAGTTCGCGCGACGGGTACTCGTCCCCGGACCTTTCGGTGGCCCGGAACCGCCCCGGCGAGCCCTTCTCCCGGCTCGCGAACTCGGATCGGCTACGTCCGAGCTCCGTCGAAGGTGACCAGCGCGCGAGCGCGCCTCCGCGGTGCCGGGTCGCAAGGGGTCAGCGTTGCCCGGGCTTGGTTCTCCAACGACAGGGGGTCAGACCTGCCGCTGCTCGCTTTCGGGACGGGCGGGGACGAGCGACCCCCTCGGACTTCACGGCGCGTCGGGCCGGGTCCGAAGGGATCGCTGGAGGGAGGGCCGAGGGAAACAACTTGCGCTAGGACGCGCGGATGGTACGATTTCCCCTCGGTCCGGCGCCGCCAAGCACCTTCCGGACCTTGAGGCCCCCGCGAGCGCAATGCTCCGGGGGCCTCTTTCGTTGCGGGACTAGGTATACCCCCGGCCCCGGGGGCATGTCTAGCCGAAGTCGTCGGTCTCGAGCGCCAGGGGGTCCCCCTCTACGCGGGCGAGGAGGGCGGTGAGGGCGTCGCGCGTCGTGACCCCAGCAAGCGCCGCGCCCTGAATCATCGCGTCGTCTGTGTTGCCGCAGTAGCAATCGCACATCGCGCAGTCGCATCCGGGCGGGCTAAGCGAAGCGGCCAACTTCCGCACCCCCTCCACCAGCGCATCGCGCTCGGCCGTGAGTCGGTCGATCTCGTCCTCCACAGTGCCGTCCGGCCGCTGGCGAATTGCGAGCCGGTCCGCAAGCCGCTCGTGGAACCCGTTGGCACGAGCCAACTCTCGCTCTAGGCGGTCGATCGTCCTGCGCTGCACGCATTCGGTCCGCTGGCAGTTGGCGTGGCAGGTGTGGATGCCTCGGGCTTGCTGGTCCTCGTAGGCGTAGAGGAGGGCGGATAGAACATCAGCACGCACGGTGACCGACGCATCGCTTCGGCCGCTCCGGATTCGCGCGAGGTGAACATCGGACCGCAACTCCTCCACCCGCTCACTCGTGATCGTCATGGCCTGCCTCCTTGAGTCGTGCGCGGGCGTCGGAGCGTTGCCAGTCTTCGTCAAGAGCAGCGCCGCTCAGGCGGACCCCGCACTCACTGAACCCTTCCTGCAAGCCCTCCCGATACGCTGCCTCCACCTCCTCGCTCATGGCCCGGATGGCGGCGTCGGCCATGTCGTAGTAGTCCGTCTGAAACGGCTCGTTCACGTCGATGCTTCGGCCCACCGGAGACACACCGCGCCACTCGATCCACTGGCTTTTGTGCTCGGGGATCTCGTCCCACGGAGTACCGGCCGCGTCAGCCAGCGCCTTCGCCACTCGCTCTCTGGTCGTGGTCATTAGTACAGAGCCTCGCTATAGAGCCGGCCGCCCTCGGTACACGGCCGGTATATTTGCCCGTTGGTCTCGGCCACAGCGAGTGCTTCCTGCCGACTCATCCATCGGCCCCACTGGTCCACGAATCCCTGATCCCCGTCATGTCTATGCTTGAACTTGTCGCCGTCCACGCGCTGCTCGATCTGCCTGCGCATGTCGGAACTGTAGTGCCGGATGCCGATGAGCAGTTCGCCGTCGGCAGCACGAATCGCAGCGCACACGACGCGGCGCGGAACGTCCCCGGGTGGTTGCCAGTCCGACTCTCTGGTCGTGGTCATGGCTCCCAGCACTCCATGTCGTCGCGTGCGGCGTCCTCGGGCGAGTAATCGTCGGCGGTGCCGTCTTCGTACACAGCCTCGGTCGTCGCCTGCGCCCACTGTGCGGCGGAGTCCTCGTCTACCCCGTGCCGCTCGTACTCGGCCTGGCAACGTCCCAGCCATTCGCCTCTCGTGATGCTCACGACCCCTCCCCCTCGTCAGCGGTGCGGAGGGCGGCGTTGGCGATTTCGTCCGGGCAGGTGCCGTCCTCTCGGTGGATGTGGCAGAAGCCGAACGAGTCGAGGTCGCACGCGGGGTCGTCCTTAATGCGCTCCAACGCCTCCCGCAACCGATCCCGCTCCGCCGTGAGGCGCTCCAGCTCGCAGACGAGACACCCGCCCTGCGTGACCTCGAGCGTGTGTGCTGCGCAGACGGCGACGCTGTGATTGGCGGCGATGGCTTCGTCCCGCTCCGCCTCCAGTGCCTTGATCTGCTCGTCCCTTTCGGTGAGGGTGTCCTCTAACTCCGTCAGTGCGTCGATGCGCTCCCGCAGGGTGACAACCTCATCGCGCAGTCGATCGTTCTCGTCCCATACGCTCATCGCTCGTCCTCCCCGCCGTCGAGGGCGTCTGCGTCACGTTGCAGCATCATCCCGAGGTGCTTCGGCTTCACGTCGTCAGCCATCTCCCCGATACGTCTGATGATCCACGAGGCCACATGCCGCTCCCGCTCCGTGAGGGCAGGGTCGTCGTGTCGTCCTTGTGCATGGTCGGGGCCTCCATCGTCGGGCGTGTCGAAGAACCCGCAGTCGATCCGGTCGCACGGAGTGTGATCGCCGCATTGCCCGCAGGACTCCGGCCACGGCACCCGCTCCCCGTCCTCGGAGGGATGGGTCAGGGCGGCCGCATCGGCAGCCGACCGCCCCTCTCCATCGTCGGTCAGGTGTTCGTGAACTCTGCGATCCGAGCCCCGAGGACCGCGCTGTACGCCGTCATCAGGTGCCCCTGCGTGTTCATCCGTTCCTGCTCCTCCCACGGCAGACGGCAGAACGCCTCCGTGTCCTTGAACTCCCCGAGCTTCCTGCGACGCTCGTCCAGTTCGGCCTTCTCGTCGATCACTCGTTGCTTCCACTGGTCCATCGTCTTTCTCCTCGTTGTCCGGCTCGCTGCCGGTGCTGTCGTTGTGGCTCATCGGTGATCGGCTAGCGCCGTTGTCGATCAGTTCCGCAGCCTCGTGATCCACAACGCTGCCGGTGCTGTTGGTCAGGGCGGCGATGCGGCGAAGGGCCGGCAGCGCCACGAGCATCAGTGCGTTGTGCGTGTGGCTGTACCGGCTGGCCCCGGCTACGGCTTCCCTCGCAATCCGCCCTGCCTCCAGGTCGCTGCGATAGGCGCCATCCGTCATGCGGCCCATCGCCTGAGCCATCCATGCGCGGACCGTCGTCATGCTCGCTTCCGGGCGGCACGATTCTTCGTTCGCGGCGGAGCTTCGCGAGCTCCTTCTGTTTCGGGGTCTGCTTCATTCGATAGCCTCCGATCTCGAGCCCAGGGGAATCCAGGGTCGCCCCCGAGGGTAACAGTACCCGCGAGGGGAATCTACCCGGTAGGGTATAGACACTCAGCGAACGGAGGTCTATAACTCACCCGTCGCATCCCGCGGCAGACAAGGAGACCACCGCCATGCACATGAACCTGGAAACGCTCGGCCGTCACGACGTCGAGCTTCCGACCGAACACCCCGGCGATCAGCGCCGCAATGGCTACTACCGCCAGAGCCCCGCTCTGTTGGCGGCCTACCATCACGTCGTCGCCTACCGGAACCCGGACGAGCATGAATTGATCGACGTCGATCGCTGGATCACCGTCCGAGTCTTCGAATCGCCGCGCCCGGACGCGAGCCGAACGCACGCGAGCGTGTGGATCAACGCGCCCGGCTTCGACTGCTCCGGGCAGGGCTCGGCGAGCGGGCACGGGTACAGCCGCGAGGCTGCCGCGATCGACTCCGCGTTCGCCGACGCGGGCATCGTGATCGTGCCGAACATCGAGTGCTACGGCCACGACGCGGCTCGGTGGGGCTGCGGGCTCGTCGCGCATCGGATCGGCGAGGTTCGCGGCGTGACGATTATCGGCCACGAGTTCTGCTCCTGAGCAGGAAGGAGTCGCGCAGTGATCATCTACGTCCTCGTCAGTTCCGAGTCCGACTATCCGCAGGTCTTCGATCAGCATCACGCCGCGGTCGACGCGGCGGGGCGTTACGCAGCGCTCCCGCCCGGGGCGCGTCGGATCAGAGCGCGAATCGAAGACAGGACCGAGGTCGGCGACGTTGTTGTTCTCGCCGTTCGCGGAGGAACCCTTACCTATAGCGTTCACAACGTCTGACGCCTCGCGCCCGTTTCCCAAACGGGTGAGGTTCTGATAGAACTGGACGCGGACCACGGGAGACCACCAATGTCCGATCAGCGTTTCTACTCCGAGTTCGACTCGGAGGGCTGGCGCGTCGTCGATCGAAAGACCGGACGACGCTCGCCTCGATCTACCCCCCACCGCTCTGTTGCCGACCTCGCGGCGGCGCTGCTCAATAGCGGCGCCCCGTGGGAGGCACAGCGCGTCCTCGATCCCGCGAAAGGAGAACTACTCATGCGCGGACTACTGACGCGGCTTCGGTCGCAGAAGAACACGGACGAGCGCTTTATCGTCTGGAGCAACGAGCATCGCGCGTTCTGGCGCGAAGGTTTTGCCGGGTACACGTCGGACGTCCGGCAGGCCGGCGTCTACTCCCGGGACCAGGCCGTCGGGATCGCCGAGAAAGCGGCCCCCGGCTCGTACCTCGACCACCTCGACGGGACCTTCGTCCCGAACGAGACCCTGCTCCCCGTCGCCGTCGCTGCTCAGGCGGTCGCCGAAATCCGGCGGCGCCGCGGCGAGGACGACGACACCACTACCGAAGCGTAAGGAGAGACCCGAATGTCCGAAGATCAACCAGCGCCGGCCGAGGCCGGCACGAGCTCCGCGCTCGCCGAACGCCGAGGGGTCTCGAGCCCTCCGGCGATGACCGACGTCTCGCCGTCCGGGCTGCTCTCGGTCGCCGTCGAACGCGGGGCGTCGATCGAGCAGCTTCACGCCCTGATGGAACTGCAGGAGCGATGGGAGCGGCGCGAGGCCGAGAAGGCCTACAGCGTCGCGTTCTCAGAGTTCCAGGCTCGCCTGCCGAGCGTGCAGAAGACGAAACACGTTCGGTACGTCAACGGGAAGGGGCAGACCGTCGAGTACTGGCACGCGGACCTCGCGGAACTGGCGCGGGTCGTCGGCGACGCGATGGCGCAGCACGGCCTGTCCTTCCGCTGGCATCCGAAGGTCGACGGGAAGGACGTCGTCGTCACCTGCGTCGTCCAGCACGAACTCGGCCACACGGAATCCGTCTCGCTCCCCGGCGCGCCGGACACGAGCGGTTCGAAGAACGGGCTGCAGTCGATCGGGTCCACGATCCGCTACCTCCAGCGGTACACCCTGGAATCCATCACCGGGATCATCGCGGGGGACGACGACGACGACGGCCGGGGGGCAGGCGCCGACGACGTTATCGACGGCGACGACCCGAACCAGCCGATCGACGCCGAGACCGCGGAGGACTTCAAGAACCGTCTGCACGCGCTCTCGGCCGACCCTCAAGCCCTGCTCGGCATCGTCCGCCGGAAGTGGAAGCTGCCGTCCGACGCCATCCGCTCGATCGACGAGCTCCCGCGGTACGCGGAGACCGCGGTCCGTAGCTGGATCGCCGATCGGGAGGGCAAGGCGAAGAGCGGGGCCCGCCCAAGCAAGCAGCAGCAGGACCAGGACGCCGCGGCCGGGGGTGAAGCATGAACGTGCACGAGCCGACCATCGAAGTCCTCACGATGCCGCAGGGCGGCGACGCATGGCACGAGGCCCGGGCGGGAGTGATCACGGCGTCGATGTTCGACGTCGCCCGCTCCAGGGTGAACGAACTCGACGAGCGTCAACTGCGATACGTCGAACTCGTCCGCGAGCGCGGTCTCGAGCCGAAGGAGGCAGCGAAGGAGGCGGGCTACAAGGCGGCCCCGAAGTCCGATCGGATCGAGCGGGCGCTGGCCGGCGAGGTCGTCGGCGAATCCTCGGACGCGGCACGCCGGTACGCCTTCCGGCTCGCCTGCGAGCGGATCGGCGGCGTCCCCTACGATCAGCGCTTCGAAACGTGGCAGATGCGCCGCGGCCGGGAACTGGAGCCGATCGCTCGCGAGCTCCACGCTTTCAAGTACGGGATCGAGGTCGAGCCGGCCGGGTTCGTCCGGACCACCGACGGGAAGTTCGGCGCCTCGGCGGACGGGTTCATCGGTCCCGACGGCGGCGCCGAGTACAAGGCCTTCCTCGACCCGGACCGTCTCGAGCCGATCCTGTTCACGGACTCGACGGAGGACGTCCGCGGACAGATGCAGGGCGGGCTCTGGCTCACCGGCCGGCGCTGGTGGCATCTCGGCCTCTACGCCCCGCAACTAGAGCCGATCGAACTTGACCTCTACGTCCTGACCGAGAATCGGGACGACGAGTTCATCGACGCGATGGTCGCGGACCTTCTGCGATTCGACGAGATGGTCGAGGACTACGTCGACCGCCTCCGAGACAAGGCCCGGCGCGTCCGGGCGGGAGAGTGACCGTGAGCTTCTTCGAACGCCACCGCCGGCCGGTCCTGTTCGTCATCGGATTCGTGATCGGCGCGGCGATGGCGCAGGCCTACTTCTCGATCTGACCAGGGGGAACCCCATGAGCGAAGCAGCACCCGAACAGACCTCGATGGCCCTGACCGGGGTCCAGTTCCAGAGCATCGCCCGCGCGGCGCTCTACAACATCGACCCGCGTCGCCGTCAGATGGACACCAGCGAGGCGCACGCGCTCGCCGTCTCGATCGCCGGCTCTCGGGCCGAGTCGAAGGTCGCGCCTATCAGAGCGCTACTCCTGGACTTCTCCGAGCGGATGCGCGAGGGGACCTTCGTCGACGGCGAGGGGAGTCTGCGATGAAGGACGTCGGGCACAGCAAGAAGCAACTTAAGACCGCGGGGCGCCGGGGGCGTCAGGCGTCCCCGTGGAGCCGAGCTCCGATGGTCGACACTCCGAAGAACCGCGAGCGCTACGAGACCATGTACGGGATCAAGCAGGGCGGCAAGGACGAGACCACATGACCGCCGACGCCGGAAGCCGGCCGTGCAAGTACTGCGGGCGCCCGATCTGCTGGATCGCCGGCTCCCGCATCCCGCACGACCGGATGGAGAGCGGGGCGCCGGGCGTCGAGCATACGGTCCGGCGCTGCAAGCGCCTCCGTAGGGCCGACAGGGAGGCCGCAGCGGTCAAGGCGCAGCGGGAGCAGGCCTACAGGAGAACGGCCGGCCTGCGGCCCGACGAGCCCGTTCCAGCGCCACGATACGGACGAGGAAGGAGACGAAGGCGATGAACTACGCGGAGAGAGCCGCTCAGGCGGTCACGAAGTGCGTCGGGATACTCGTCGGGGGCCCGCTGCTGGCGGTCGCGGCCGTTGCGGCCGTCGGCGCGGCCGTCGCGCTGGCGGCGGCGATCCTCGTCGGGCTGGTCGGAGCGTGGCTGGTCGGGGCGGTTAACGTCGCGCGGACGAAGAAGCCGACCGCGGACGTCGTGCCGTTCCGCGGATCACGCGGGTAGGAAATCCGGCGGGCTTGCGGGCCCCGGCAGCGCCTCGGGACTCGTGAGGAGCGGCGCGGTCTCGAGGATGCTGCTCACGGCCGCCTCGAAGCGATCCTGCGCGGCGCGCCAGGTCGTCCACTCCGTGCGCTCCGTCTCGCCGTCTGCCTCGTACCGCTCCGGCTCGCCTCGGCGCACGATGACGAAGCGGACGGTGTCCGGCGTGGCGGCGGCCATGTGCGCCTGCGCGGCGTCGTAGGCGGCCCAGAGGGGGTGCGGCTCGGTGCCGGTCTGCTCGCCCGTCTCGTCGTCATAGACGGGGACTGTGGTCGGCACGCTCTCGCCGGGCTCCCGGACGCGCTCCGCCGCCTCGTACTGCTCGGCGAGCGACAGGCCGAGCCGGATGAGCGCGGCGGCGTTGTCGAGGCGCGTGAGCGTCGTGGCGTCTACCTCGGACACCAGCGGGGCGTCTGCAAGGCACCGAGCGTCGCCGTCGAGCTTGAACTGCCACAGGCGGACGCGCTCGGGGCTGCCGTAGCGCGCCTGCACGAGCGAGGAGCGGACCATTAGGATGCCCTCCCAAGCAACTCGCCGACGACGCGAATCTCCGTCGTGTCGGCCATGTCCGTAGACGCCACGCCGGTCCTCGTGAACTCGATGAGCTGGTCCGTCGTGTTCGCGGCGATGGTGAGGTCCATGCTCGACGTGACCTCGTGATCGACCGTGATCGTGGGCGTGCCTAGAAGTTCGACGTTCCCGTCGATCGGGCGCCGGGCGGTGAACGTGACGCGGTACTGCGCGGACTCGTTCCCGCTGGCCGGATTACCTGCCTCCTCGGATCGGACGATGGCCTCGTAGGTGCGGACCTCGCCCTCCGCCACAAAGACCGCAGCGACGACCGTGGGCGTGGCGTCCGTGGTTGCGGCTCGCTGGACGCCGATCCCGTCGCGGGCGATGCGGCGCGCCGAGAGCAGCTTGTCGCGCAGGGCCAGCGCCGGGAGGCTGAATCGCACCTCGTTCGCGGAGGCGACCACGCTGATCCCGCCGCCCCCGGCGACGGCGTTGTGGTCGTCGCTCGTCAGGTTCGCGTCGCTGCTCGTGTACGTCGTGTCCCGCGTCAGCGTCGAGCCGTGCAGGACCGTGGTGCCGCTCGGGCCTGCGACGTAGAGCAGGTCGCGCTCGTCGTCGTAGGCGAGAGCGTCCACGGTGTCGGAGAGCAGCGTCGGG